TTGATTGCTAAAGAAAATATTTTAGTCTGGACTGATAATGCTTTATACACAATGAAATTTGTAGGTGCTCCATTTACATTTGGCTTTGAACAAGTTGGTACTAACTGTGGATTAATAGGTAAGAATGCTTGTATTGAAATTGATGGTGTTGCTTATTGGATGTCTAACAATGGTTTCTTTGCATTTGATGGTACTGTCAACTCACTGCCTTGCGCAGTAGAAGACTATGTATTTGATGACGTAGATACAACTAAAGGTCAACAGATTTGTGCAGGTTTAAACAATTTATTTACAGAAGTTATTTGGTGGTACCCAAGTTCTGGATCTGATTTTAATAATAGATCAGTTGCTTATAATTATGGTGAAGCAAAACAACCACCTTTAGGTACATGGTATACAAATACTAATACTAATTTTAATAGAACAAGTTGGATGGATACTTTAATTTATCCACAACCATACGCTACTCAATTTAATAGTACTTCTTCAGGTACTTTTCCATCAATTATTGGAGAATCAGGACTAGGTCAAACCGTTTATTTTGAACACGAAACAGGTACAGATCAAATTAATCCTAATGGATCTACTACTAAACTTACTTCGTTTATCCAATCATTTAGTTTTTCTTTACAAGCAGAACAGAGTGAAGTATTTCTAGCTATGAGAAGATTTTTACCTAATTTTAAAGTGCTAGCAGGTAGTAATAATGTTACAGTTGGAATTACAGATTATCCTGCAACTGATACAGTTGATTCTACTTACAGTCCTTTTACAGTTTTGCCAACGACAACACATGTTGACACACGAGCTAGAGGAAGATACGCAAATTTAAAAATAGAAAATACAAATGCCGGAGAAAATTGGAGATTTGGAACTTTTCAAGTAGATATACAACCAGATGGAAGGAGATAATAATGTCAAAAGGAACACATAAAACAAAAGATGGACGCACTGCCAAAAAAGGTTTGTGGTACAACATTCATCAAAAAAGAAAGCGTGGAGAAAAAATGAAAAAGAAAGGAGCTAAAGGTGCACCCACTGCTCGTGCTTTTAGAAGAAGTCAGGCCTAATGACAGGACCTGCTTTACGAGGATATGGGAGAGCCTATATGGCCTCTGGCGGAAGAACACCCGCGTGGCAAAGAAAAGAAGGAAAAAATCCAACAGGAGGCTTAAACAAAAAAGGCGTAGCTTCTTATAGAGCAGCTAATCCTGGGTCTAAACTTAAGACAGCAGTAACAACTAAACCTTCTAAATTAAAAAAAGGTTCTAAAGCTGCCAACCGAAGAAAAAGTTTTTGTGCTCGTATGGGGGGAATGAAAAAAAGACTTACATCTGCTAAAACGGCTAATGATCCAAATAGCAGAATAAATAAATCATTAAGAAAATGGAATTGTTAAATGACAAAAATAGTAGTAAGATTACCAGAACCTAAAAAAGAATACACCGAAGATAATCAAAGACAAATTAATAGAGCAATTAGTTTAGTTGTAGAACAATTAAACTCTACTTTTTTAACACAACAAAAAGAAGATCAAGAAAGGTTTACGTGGTTTAATGGCTAATATATATAGAAAAGTAAATACTGATTTAGTAGCTTCTACAGTTAACACAGCTTATACCGTTCCCTCTAATTCACGAGCCTTGGTCAAGTCTATTCATATATATAATAATGGCGCGGGGGCCGCGGATATAACTGTTACTGTTGGAGATTATGCAAGTGGAACAGATTTTATTTATGATAATTCAGCTACGCTCGCAGCTAAAGGTAAAGAAGAATTTGTAACCAATATATTAGTTTTAGAAGAACAAGATACATTAAAATTTTTATCTGATATAACGGGACCAGATGTAACAGTAAGTTTATTAGAAATTAATAGGGAGGATAAATAACATGTCGTTTAAAGAACAAGAAGCAAGTATACAATATGAAAAGTTAGATGGTAAGGATGTACCTTTCATCAAACCTGAAGTATGGGTCACTCTGACGAATACTGAAACTGGACAAGAATACCAGTCAGATAAAGAAGCAGAAGATGACATAAATGATGCTAACACTGCTACTCAAAAAGAACACATTAAGAGGGATGTCGAGCTAAGAATAGCAGAAATTCCTTTAGGTTCTGCTAGTAAATAGCATTGACGATTGATGAAAAAGTTAGTAAATTGTGATACAATAGCATTAATACAAGTCTTGCAAACTTGCTTTTCATTTATAATACAAAGATAAAATATGGGATTTTTAAAAAAGATATTCAAACCAGTTTCCAAAGTACTAGATAAAATAGTACCTAATGAGATAAAGCCTGCTTTACCTTATTTATCAGCGTTTGCGCCGATGATGTTAGGTCCAGGAATTATGGGATCTTCAATGTTACAGAGAGGTTTGATGTCTGGTGGATTAAATCTTTTAGGACAATTATCTCAAGAAGGTAGTGAAGGAGATGCAAATTTATTATCTACATTAATGGCAGGTGGTATTGGTGCATTAACTGCGCCGGGGAAAACAGGTGTAGATTATTCAATGAGTGCACCGGGAGAGGCTCCAATAGTAACAGAGGGTGCAGGTAGTTTTAAAAAGTTTGCAGATGCAGGTATAGAAAAGTACGGCGCTGAAAGTGCAGGGGGAGAAATTTTAGGTGGTTTGCAAAAAGCTTCTACATTTTTAACCGATCCAGGTTTAATAAAATATGGAATACCGGCGGCTCAAGGTACAATGGATTTAGCTTACGCTCAAGCTTTACGTGACAAAAGAGATTTAGAAAGAGATCAAGCAAGCGGCGACGATGATAATGAAGATGCAAATAGAGCATTAGCTATTAGACAATCTATGGAAGCTTATGGCTTTACAGAAGAAGAAATTTTAGATGCCATTGCAGCGGCAGGATATAAAGCTGGTGGTAGAGTAGCATTAGAAGGCGGTGGTGGAGCAGATTGGATTAATACTCACGAACCAGGACCGATGGGAAATCCAGCAGTTATAGAAGAAATAGAAAATATGAGAGAATGGAGAATTGCAAATCCAGATGTAGAAGATGTCACAGACTATAGTGAAAAGTATGAATCTAAAGATCCCGACTTTGGTGGACTTGAAGAAGCAATTATTAATATTAAAAAAGAAAAAGGTGAAGACTTAGTAGCAAGTAGAGCTAGTGATTTCTTTATGTTAAGAGAAGAAGCAATTAATAAAGGAGATCATGATAAGATTAGAGAAATTGAATCAGACTTCTTTAAAGAATTTAAAAGACCAATGCCTGAAGTGGGAAGTATGCCTAAAGCAGAAGGAATACAAATGGCTGCTAAAGGTGGAAGAATTAATAAGAATGAAGGTGGAATGATGAGTGTTTTACCTAGAGGTAAAGAAATGGATTATAGAGGTGGAGGAATGATACCTATGGGCTCAAAAGAAAGAGCAGATGATGTACCTGCTAGACTTTCTAAAAACGAATTTGTAATGACTGCTGATGCAGTTAGAGCAGCAGGTGGTGGAAGTGTTAATGAAGGAGCAAGACGAATGTATAATTTAATGAATAACTTAGAGGCACGAGCATAATGGCATCGGAATACGATACAATACAAACAACGGTAACGAAACCGGCACCCTTACTAGAAGGTTCGCTTACAGCCTTTTTAAAATCAATTGATAAATTAGGAAAAGGTGCAATACCTGCTGCAGGTTTTACTGGTATTGATACATCTAAATATGATCCTAAAGTAGCTGCACAAGATGCTTTACAAAAACAAGCTGCACAAGCTGCCGCTGGATTAACTTCACTCGTTGGACCGGATGCATACAAACCATACATGTCGCCTTATCAGCAACAAGTTATGGACACAACTCTTGCTGAGTTTGATAGACAAGCAGCAATCGATGCACAAGGTTTAAGAGATCAAGCTATTTCTCGAGGAGCTTATGGTGGTGGAAGAGAAGGAGTTATGGCCGCTGAACAGTTAAGAGGTTCACAAATGAACAGAGCTAACTTACAAGCACAATTATTAAATCAAGGATTTCAACAGGCTCAAGCAGCAGCCCAAGCAGACATGCAAGCACAACAAGGACTTGGAACTTATCAAAGTCAACTAGGTCAACAACAACAAGGATTCGAACAAGCTAAACTAGATGCAGCACAAATTGCAGCTAGAGAAAAAGAATTCCAACCATTCACACAATTAGGATTGATTGGACAACAATTAGCACAAATTCAACCAGGAGCATTCCCGACTCAAACAGTCGGATATGCACCGCCAGCAGCACCCGCAAGTCCAATGTCCCAATTCTTAGGAGCAGGCGCAGGTATTGGTGGCATGATGGGTAAACTAGGATTATTTGGATAATGAGTAAAATTTTAAGAAGACCAATGTTTAGAGGCGGACCAGTAGATAGTTATGGAACTGGTATTGCATCGGGGCTCGCTGATGGTGGAAGAGTGGGCTATAAAAAAGGAAGATTTGTGACCGGTTCTGATGTTGTAAAAGGAGCAAGTGAAGCTCACAAATTATATGGAAATTTATATGGTAGTAAAGGTGCAAGAGGAATGGGGAAAAACACTGGAGTAGACCCAGTTTGGGGTCAATTATATGGAGGCAGCGATTTTCAAGAAGGAGATAAACCAGATCTTCCAATGAATTATAATATTCCAGATTATTTAGATACAACTGTGTCTGAAGATTTAATTGATACTTCAATAATTGATACATCAACAGGAAGTGATGCTGAAGAAAATCAACCAGATGTAGCCGAAGCACAAATTAAAGGTATTACTACAGTAGACAAAGGTAATGTTGATAGTAAAGGAAACTTAGACAAAACTGAAAACCCTGAAACATTAGAAATTAGTGTAGAAGATCAAATTACTCAACAAGCAGAATTATTTGATAAATTATTTTCTAAAAATATGGAAGCTAAAAATAAA